CTAGGCGATCAGACCCTGGAGGCGTTCCTTGAGGCGTGTGTGGCGCGCGGCTTGTTTGTCGTTGTGGACGGCCACGTCGATTGCGCGGCGGCTGCCAACGAGGACGGCGAATTTTTTGGCGCGGGTGATGGCCGTGTAGAGGAGGTTGCGCTGCAGGAGAGCGTAGTGCTGAGTGTGGACGGCGATCACGGCGACGGCAAATTCGCTGCCCTGCGACTTGTGGATGGTGAGGCAGTATGCCAGCGCGAGTTCGTCAAGGTCGGAGAAGTCGTAGACGACATCCTGGTCGGATGTGCGAACGAGAAGCGTGCTCTCCTCACTGTCGATATCGAGGACGGTGCCGATATCGCCATTGAAGACGCCTTTGTCGTAGTTGTTGCGCAACTGGATCACGCGGTCGCCGACGCGGAAGAGGCGCTGTCCGCGAGTGACCTCGGCTTTGCCGTGCGCGGCAGGGTTGAGGGCCGCTTGCAGGCGGGAATTGAGGTAGATAGCGCCAGCGGTGCCCTTTTGCATGGGCACAAGCACCTGGATGTCGGAGGGTACGTAGCCGCGTGTCGGAAGGCTGCGGGCGACGATGGCGACGATCTTCTCGGCGACGGTGTCAGGGTCTTCCGCTTCGATGAACACGAAGTCGCGGTCGGGCTCCTTGGGCGATGGCAAGTCGGGGCGACGTCCCTGGTTGACTGCGTGAGCGTTCGTGATGATCGTGCTCATCGCGGCCTGTCGGAAGACCTGCGTCAGACGCGCGACAGGAACGACGCCGCTATCGATGATGTCGCGCAAGATATTGCCGGGTCCGACGCTGGGCAGCTGATCGACATCGCCGACGAACACAATCTGCGCCTCTTCGGAGACGGCGCGCAGGACGGCGTTGGTGAGGACCATGTCGAGCATTGACGCTTCGTCGACGATCAGCACATCGCACTCCAGTGGGTTGTCCGGGCCAAACCGGAACGCTCGTGTGGCTGGGTCGAAGACGAGCATCCGGTGGATGGTCATCGCTTCCGCACCGGTCACCTCGGAGAGGCGTTTCGCGGCTCGGCCGGTGGGCGACGCGAGGAGGACGCGCTTCTCAAGGGCGCGGAACGCTGCGACAACGGCGCGGGTGGTCGTGGTCTTGCCGGTGCCTGGCCCGCCAGTCATCACAGTGACGCGGGAACGGATGCAACGCGCGACAGCATCGGCTTGTTCTTCGGAGAGGGCCGTATTGTTCTTTGCGAGCAGGTCGGCGAGCCATGTGTCGAACTTCGGGTCGGTCATACCGGTATCGACGGGGCGTGATTTGAGGTATTTGAGTCGGTCGGCAATAGCGAGCTCGACGCCGTAAAGCATTGGCGTATAGATCGCCTCTTCCATGGTGCCGAATAGGCCCGACTCCTCGCAGATCAGCTGCCCGCGTCCGATCAGAGTGGCGAGAGCGGTGTCGATGTCACGTGTGCTGAGGATCTTGTCAGCGTAGTCGGCAAGTTCGACGCGGGTGAGGTAAGCGTTGCCGCCCGTTTCCACGGCCTGAGTGATGGTGTAGACGAGGCCGGATTCGATGCGGAGGGGATCGTCGGGCTTGAACCCGAGGTTCATGGCGATCTTGTCGGCGCTCTTGAAGCCAATGCCCCAGATGTCCACGGCGAGCTGGTAAGGGTTGCGTTCCACAATGGCGATGGAGTCGGCGCCATACGTTTTGAAGATCTTGACGGCATAGGCGGGCGAAACGCTGTGGGTTTGGAGGAACAGCATGACGTTGCGAATCTCTCGCTGCTCGACCCACGCGACCTGGATGCGTTCGACAGTCTTCTCGCCGATCCCGGGGATATTGAGGAGAGACCTGGGCTGAAACTCGATGATGTCCAGAGCCTTATCGCCGAACCTCTCGACGATGCGTTTGGCTGTCACCGGTCCAACACCTTTCACCATGCCCGAGCCAAGGTAGCGCTCGATTCCGGCGACGGTTGCGGGGCGGATTGGCTGGTAGCGGACGACCTGCATCTGCGGGCCCCACTGCGGGTGGCGTATCCAGCGGCCTTCGACGCGCAGGAACTCGCCGACGACGGGGTTGGTGAAGTTGCCGAGCACGGTGACGACGTCGCGAGCGCCATCGGGGAGCAGGCGCGCTACGGTGTAACCGTTCTCGGGGTTGTGGAACGTGATACGCTCCAGTGTCCCGCGAACCTCATCCAGGGGCCTGCCGTCGTCGGGCGTGAGCACAGGCGGAGGTTGGAACAGGTTATTCGCCACGGTGGTATTGTACCGCGAGCAGATCGCCGGAACTCCCTGCGATGGTGTACAGCACGAAGGGAGAGTCGGCTTAACGATAAACGGCGACGTGAAGCACGGATAGCGGCATGCCGACCGTGGCACCTCACGGTGACTGGCCGCTCCGTGGCGAGAGTTGGCGACAAATTTCTCGGGGATCGCCTCCTCGAAGGCGGCCCCAAACAGCGGCAGTACGCCTCGATTGGGATGATGGGTAGGCGTTGGAGGCGAGCGGCTTCGTGGCTTCTACATCGCGAACAAGTGGTGCCACCTTCTGCGGGGCAGTCCCCAGGCTGGGTTCTTTCGGAGATGTGGCGATGGGCTGGCATCTTAGACCGGAGGGCGGTCGGCTTTTTACAGACACGGCTTCAGCGGATGCAATGACGGTTATCCACATACACGACCTAAATCGTGATTCGGTTCGTGAGGGAGGATATTCTTAGCGCTGCCGCCAATACGCGTAGCAATCATCGAGGCTCACTAAGCGAGCAGTATCAATGAACAGTGTGCCGTGCTGGCATACTAGCCTAGCGGCTCGCGGGCCGATGGGCTTCGTTAGCGCGGTGGCGAGCGTCGCGGTCGAGGGATTCGGTGACGGAGACGATGCGCTGGAAGTGGCGACGGTTGATGTGGGTGGCGACCGACAGCTCGCCGCGACCGTCGCACGTGTGGCAGCAGCGGATGACTGCGGGAGAGGTCGCGGGTTCGGTGGCGGATCGGTAGCCGTAATCGAGGCCGTCGACGCAGCGGGGGTTGGGACAGGGTTTAGTTTCGTACATAGATACCTCGCAGGATGGTGACCGCTGGTGCGGGTTAGAGTTAGGCCGCTCTGCGGCAACGATTGCCACTGAATGAATTCAGTGGCTACCGAGTTTCTGATTGTCCCTGCCGGGACGGAGGAGCGGCTAGGGCCGCCGTGAAAGCTGAAGCAGAGATCGCGACTGCAATGCCAACGACAACATGTTGTCGTTCAAAGTACGTTTCGGACCTATGAGCAAAGAGGGTGACGAATGACTGATATTGGGCCAGTTGAACAGTTCACGGAGCTTCCTGCGGAGGTTGAGATCGCGGGAAGGCCGTTCTTCCTTGTGCAGCAGGGCGAGGGACACGCGTTGCTGTTGCGCATCTGCCCGCATGCTGGCGGCGAGGTTGTGGACGATGGCGATGAGTTGTATTGCCCGCACCACTATTGGCGCTTCGATAGGGCGTCGGGGTGCGGCATTCAGCCTCGGGACATCAATCTGCGCGTATTTGGCGTCACGATCGAGAATGGGCGATTCGTAACCGAGTTTGCGGTGTAGCCGGGGAGAACCTTAGCGGTGCGCAAAAGTTGAGGCAGCAATCAGCCCAACTGGCCGTGTTGTAGCAAAGTTGGTCAGCGGCATGCCGACCGCAGCCCCTCACGGGGAGGTGCCGCTTCGTGGCGATGGTTGGCGACGATTTTTTCGGGGACACGCTCCTCGAAGGCGGCCCCAAACATTGGCGAAGCGCCGCGATTAGGATGATGAGGCTGGGGTGGCTACGATAGGCTCACCGGCTTCTACGGCGCGAACATGTGGTGCCACCTTCTGCGGGCACGTCCCCAGGCTGGTTCTTTCGGAGTTGTGGCAACGGGCAAATCGGCACTATCCAAACGTACTTCGGCCTTAACGCAATTGGACGGATTGAACAGCCCTGTTCGAGATTCCTGTGGTTCCGAAGAACGTGAAAGTGCCCCTGCTGCACTCGGATTCAAGAGCGATCTCGGTTGTTTAGGGCGGCGGTTGCCAGGATATGCTTTCGAAGCCTTTTCGAAGGTCGTCGTAGGCGGTTCGGAGTTGGTCGTGCTGGGCACGCAGGTCGCAGTAGTGCGTGTGCAGTTCGGCGTATGTCGTGCGTAGCGCTTCGTGTTCAAGTCGCAGCATGTCGACCTCATGGCGCTGCGCTTCGGCTTCGGATTTCAGTTTGTGGACTTCGGTCCATGCGGCTTTCACCTGGTCAAGCAGGCAGCGATCCGCTTCGGTGCGGCGCGAGAGGCTGCCAGTGATGACAGCGGTGATGACGTTGGATCCGAGTATCGCCGTGATTAGTGTTGGCGTGTCGGCTATTGCGGCCATGAGATTTCTCCTTGCGATAGGTCCCAAAGGCACCGCTAGAATCGCGGCGGTTTGGGATCGTCGGCGCTACCGCTGTCTTGCGATGCCGTGCTTTGAGTGGCGTGGATAAGCGGCGACTGCCCGAGCCATGCAACGGCGATCAGTGCGGTGAGCAGCGACGGGGGAACGTGCAGCTGCCCGGTGCTGGCGGCGTTGGCGACGGTGCCAGCAATAGCGCCGACAGAGGCGATGGTCGATGTAACCTTCGACCAGTTGATGCGTGGTAGTTTCATTTGGTGATCCTTGGAAAGTTGTAAGAACGACCCGGTCCTTTTTTGGGCCGGGTCGTGGTTTTGTCAATTAATTGGGCCGCCGGCCAACCTAGAATGGCAGGTAGGCGTCTGCAACGGTGCCAGCGAGGTCGCCGAATTCGGTGCTGTTCTTATCGCGGCGCTTCTGGTCGAATTCGCCTTGCTGCAAGCCAATTCCGGCAAGGGTGCCGTATGTGTCTTGCGCCGAATTGAGCGCCGATGTACCTCGGCTGTAGTCGCTGGCAGCGGCTCCGCCCATGAGAGAGAGGAGGCCGCTGAGCCGGTGTTCGTGGTCCGCGACCGCCTTGTCGGCAAGCGCGTTTTGAGCATTGCCAATGGCGCCTGCTCGCGCCGCTTCGATGCCCGCGAGGCCTCCGACGCCAGCGCTTGAGCCTGCGTTGATGCCGCGTTTTGCGAGATTGGCGGTGAGCGACGATTGCGCTTTGTTGTAGGCATCGGACAAGCCCGCAGTGGCGTTGTTGATATACGACGCGTCGCGAGAATCGGTGAACGGGTCCTGCGTCAGGTAGTCCTTGTAGTTACTGAGCGCTGATCGGTACGCGGCATTATCGGTGTCGTATTGCGCCAGGGCCGCGTCGCCAAGGCCGGTGAACTTCCCGCCGACGCCGGACAGGTGCGCGGTGTACGGCTCAAGTGCGGACCAGTCTGTCCCCTTGTAACCGCCCGCAAGGTAAGTGCCGCCAATTGTCCCCAAAATCGATGAAACGTATCCCATGAGAGTTTCCTTTCGTTATCAGGCTGAGCCTGAAAAGCGCCTCTACCAATACTCCTCGAAGTAGCTGATAGCCGCGCTAACTCCGGTGGCGGTAATCGCGTAGACTGCATCGCGGGTGCTGACGGTGATGGCCGATGAGCCGAGTACCGGGTAGCCGGTTTCAGAAGTTACGGTTTCGTCGCCTATATAGACAGCGTCACCGCCTGAATTGGTGAGGTGCAACATAAGCCGACCAGAATCGGATGGGACGAGTTCGGTCGCCGTGTCGGCGATGGACACACGTCCCGTCCTGAAGTGCGGATTGCCGCCAATGGGTCCTGACATGATTTATTCTCCTTTGCGTTTGTTACTCCGAAAATGCGGTCGAGGGTGGCAAAAACCTCATCTGACCAGAAGACTGGCCCAAGCCCAGCCCTTCTGATTAGAAAATACAGAACCTCTCTTCCCCACTTCGTGGGTCCCCTTCTCCCATGAAGGGAAGACGAAGAGGCTGCGCAGCGCAACTTTTCATCCCACTGGGTAGATCGCTTACATGACGAGGTCGCTACCGGTCGATGCGAGCGGGAGCATAGGCCAATCCATATGCCGCGACGCGCGTGTCGGCGGTGCTTGCGCCGGTGATTTGCAGCGTCAACGCGAGCCCGCAGACTCGTCGCGCGAGCTTGAAGTCGACTCGCTGGCGGCCGTCGAAGGTGTACGTGTGCTCATCGCCCATCGCCGAATCCGACGCAGCGGTGACGACGACCACGCCGTGAGAGTCGATATCCACGTGCGCCCGCATGGCGCGGCTTTGATTGAACGACCAGTCACGCTGCGTGTACGAGCGGCTGGTGAGCGAGTATTCGATGGGCGTCGATTCAGCGTCGGGTGTCGCTTTGTCGGCGTTGGCGGTCCAATCGATCAGCGAAAGCTGTCCGTTGCTGCCCGCTAGCGCGAGAGCGTAGTCCGAAGCACCATCCGCCAGGGCGGGAAGCGATACTGCGCCGGTGGCTTCGATGGGCTTCCAGACTGTCCAACCGCGCTGGCGCAGATCGAAGACGAAGGCGGCGTTGGGCTGAGCGAAGTCACCAAGCGGAACGCCGACGAATAATCGGCGGTCGTGCATGGTCATCCAACTTGTGCTCAATGTCGCTGAGTTCACTGTTCCCGGCTCGCTACCGCGCCCGAAAAGCAGCGGCTGGATAGGCAGGCTGATGTCCACGTCGGTGTTTGGCGGGAACGTGTGTATGCGATCTGGCCCCAGAAACGCGACGCTTGACGAATCCAGGCGGCAAACAGCATGCGGCGCGACAAGGCCCACACCTTCGGCGTAGTCGTATTGACGCACGCTGAAGTCTGCGGCAGAACTGCCCTGCACCAGCCACACGCTGCGGTGCTTGAACACGAGGAGTGCGCCGCCAAACTGATTGCCCGCCGCGATTGGTGTTCCGATAGGCACAAGCGCCTGGATGGGATCGCCATCGTCACCTCCGATAGAGAACGTCGCCCCTTCGATTTCGAGCGTATCGGATGTGGGCAAGTTGACGCTCGTGAAGTAGAGAGACGCCGTAGTCGAAGCGCTCGCGAGCCACGACGCGTACAGTTCCGACCCACGCGCGATCCACAGGCGGCCCTGCCATGCTGCGATTGCCTGGCCCTTATCGGGCGGGGCGTCGCGACTGGTTACCAACGTATCCGCCTGATAGAGCGACGAGTCCGGGATGTTGTCGGTGAACGTTCGCGTTGCGTGGTTCCATGCCCACGCCGCGTCCGCGCTATCGGTACCGATATCCACTTCCGCGACCAGGCGCGGGTTGGCGTCCTTGAATGTGCCTCCGCGCCGATAAATGTAGTAGCGGTTCGTCGCGGTGTTCGCCGGACCAGCGGGAAGAGTGACGGACGCCTGAGCCAGACGGCCCGTTGGCGCCAGATACGCCGACGCGGGCGCGGGGTTGCTTTCGACCACCTGACCGTCGCCCAAATCGTGCACTTCGGTGTACTGCCACGCATAATCGGCGTATCCGACGGACAGGCTTCCCGCCGCTGAGATCGGCCCCATTACAAGAAAGGGCGAGCGTAGCGCTGTGACGTTGGTGTCCGCGGTGAACACAATCTCCAAGTACCGGAACGCGTTCCGTATGCTGACGGTCGATATGTCGAAAGACACGTACGAATCGTCGCTCGCGAATGTGCCCGTGTTCGAATAGTGATGATCTTCCCCTGCCCCGTTCCAGAACCCGAGGCGTATACGCAAGCCATTGGCGATCAAATCGGCGGCGTCGCCAAGGTCGATGGCAATGTTGTCGTACGCACTCCAATCTTGAGCCGATCCGTAGTCTCGCCGTAGCCGGCAACCGCCGATTTTGCCAAAATACGCATCGGTGAGCTCATCGTGTCGGATCGACAGGCCCGAGGTGCCGGGCGACGACGTCGTGCTGAGACCGTTGGGCACGCACTGCACGATCACATTGGTGACACAAAGCCCATTGCCGCGTTTGCCTGTCGGACCGCCGTACATACCGAGCCGAACGCTCTTGATCTCGTCGCCGAGGTCGGGAAACGTGAACAACTGGTCGGCGTATTGGCCCTCATTCTGCGTGGCTTCATACTTTGGTGCGATCTCGATCGACTGCGCGCCAATCAGGTCGCCATCATCGCCGGTTGTGGTCGAGTAGGCAAGCAACTCAACGCGAACAGTGGCGGCGGACAGCGGGTCGGCCTGATAGTAGTTGAACTTGACGTAGAACTGGCGGCAGAAGCGGTCAGGGTCGCCAGCGATAGCGGACACAGGCATCGAATCGGTGGTGACGAAGCCTTCGCCAGCATCGTCGAACAGCGCCCAGGTACCTGCCCAACCTGACGGAACGTGCGTACCGCCATGATAAAAATCGACATCCGGACCTGAGAACGAGAGCCCTCCAGCGACCTCGCCAGTGTCGTACTGGGTCGGGTAGAGGCTCAGGCCGGTGCTGAAATCGCCATTCGTGAACAGGTTGGCAGCCGGTGACGCAAGCGTGTCCGACGACCACGCAGCGGCGTTGTCCATGGAGTCGATTACGCTGCTGGTAAGCGCAGCGGTTGCGGGAGATGTTGGGGCGACGAAGCCATCGACGGTTTCACCCGCAGTCAGGTCGGTGCGGATGAGCTTTCCGGCCCCGTCGACGATGTAGACATACTTACCGACCCGACACATGCGGACTCCATCGTCCACCAGCGCAAGCGATGCACCGCCAGCGGTATGGATTTCGACCGGGCTGTCGCTGCCGATGTCGTATCGGTAAAGCTTGCCGCCTGAGACGAACAGCACTGCCGCCGCGCCTTCGTCGGTGACGTACACCGTGGGCTCGCGGAGCGCGTTCGGCAGCGGTTCGCTTAGCACACCGCCGATGCCGGGCCGGACTCGCAGGACGCCGCCGTCGACGTAGAGGTTGTCGGCCTGAGTGAGGTAGTTAGGCAAAAGAAATGTCGGCTCGTGGAACAAGTCCAGGCCGACAAAACCGCTATCGATTTCGGTTGTGATCATAGTTTGGTACTCCAGGGTGGAGGGGATCCATTCCAACCGGGACGGAGGTCCCGGTCTGACGCAGAACGCCGCTCCGCGGCTAGGTTTTGGCGATGCGCGGGCGTTTTGAGCATGAGCGGCGCGAGAAACATAATGTTGCGAATGCGTCGTTAGCCTCGGCGCAAGAGAGCGCGGGCGGGTTTCCAGACGCTGTCGCAACAGCCTTGGCGGCTGCGTGACGAGGAACTCGACGACTCGTCCGGCGGACCGCCTGTACCGGACGATGAGCTGGGCGATGATGTCGATGAGCTTGACGCGCTGCTAATCGACGACGACGATGGCGACGACGATGCGGATAATGAGCTCGATCCCAAGCTTGATGACGTGGCCGATGACGCTGAACTGCTTTCACTCACTGCCGACGAACTACTGGAAGTCCGTGAGGAGGATGAGTGAATGTAGGACGGGATTGCTGAAATCGAGCCCCAGGAACTTGACGAGCTCGATGAGGAACTCGACGACATTTCCGAACTGGGCGACGAACTGCTGGATTCGCTGACAGAACTGGGCGAGCTGGACGCAGGCGACTCGCTAGAGCTTATGGGCGATGTTGAGGCGCTTGAACTGCTCGGCGAGGGCGACGAACTGCTGAGCGACGAACTCGACGCAGAACTGGACGAACGTGCGACGACAGTGAATCCACCGTACCAGCCGAACCCCACCGGACATCCAGGATAGGTATCGGTATCCGGATTATAGCTTTGGAGCGAATAATCCCCAAGGTCAGCGGCGAGAGGAGCGGAAACCGTGACTGAGGCGGTCGAACCGTCACCAATCGGCGAAATCGCCACCGACCAGCCGCGCGGATCGGGTTCTGAGCCTACGACCCCAACTAAGAATATGTCCCACAGGTCGGCACTGCCACCGGGCGAGATCCCGATGGTCCATGTGGCCGAACCCCCTTGCGGAATGATCTGCATAACCAACTCCTGTGTATGTCGATGAGCGCGTGCGGATGTGGCAACGCGCGGTTTTGGCGCTCCATGCGGGCTCGCTGTCAGCGTATTCAGTACTCTTAACGATGCAACGCAACAATAGCCTGCGACGAGTAACAGACCGAATTTTTTGAATGATCGTCCCATAGGTTTTCCACTCCGCGCAAACAATGTGCGATCCAGTCCCCTTACTCTAGCGAGCGCCTGCGAAGAACGAGACAGCCGTTTCGGGGTCGCGTGCCATCGATCGTGCTTTGACAGCAGCGGCGCCTTTGGCGAATGCGGCCATCCATTCGGCGACACGTGGGCCTAGCGATGGGTCTTCGGCGTTCTTTGCCGCCACCATCGCAGCGGCGTAGAACACAAGCAGCGGTGTCAGGTCGTCGGGCAGCGAATCCACCGTATCGGACGGCTCCGCAAGTGGGCGCGGCAGCAGAAAGCCGCGTACGGTAAGGTCGAAAGCATCAGTGGGCGCTTTGTCGAGTCCGATACCGTCGCCGTCGACGAACCAGTAGCGCGGTGTCCCGGCAGCCTGGAACTGCGCCTCCTGCCAGTGGCGCAGAATGGGCTGCGACGATTCGCGAAGCGCCACGCCAGCCATTGAGACGCCAACGGCGGTGTGCAGGCAGCGGTCGGCCGTGTCGGTAAGCGTGTCGAAGGCGACGCGAACCACGCCAGCGTCGACGTTGGCGATCGCGCTGCCGGGAATGGGCCACGACCAACGTGCAAGGTCGCTTGCGGCTTCGTTCAGGTACGCCGTGATCGCGTCGTCGGTCGATATGACCGGCGTGGCGTCGACGCCGCTGTCAAGCTGCGCGGCGCGAGTCGTGTTGGTCTCGCCAAGGCGCGATTTGACATCTTTGATAAGCGATTCTAGGGTTACAGGCATAGGGGGAAATCCTTTTTGAAATTCAGGAGCGCTCCAAAGCCGCGCGGGCTATTTTTGTATCTCGCTTCGCTCGGGCTGTTAGTCGCTGAGAATCGACAATCACCGGGAAGCGTTATAAAGAGGGCCCGCCCGGCCTGAGAGGGCATCCTAAGCGTGACGCCGGGTAGCGTCGGTGCGGGTGGCGACCTCGCGTTCGAGTCGGGTGCGCGATTCCTGGTACATGCGCTCGATGAGCGGGAGGCGAGCCATGTTCTCTGGCGATGGCATCTCGGCGATACGCAGTCGGCATGCGCCGAAGACGACACCCATATGCGCCACAAGCGGGAGCGGGCATTCGTCGTTGTCGCCGTCCCAACCGCTGGCCGGAACCATGTAGCCTTCGACGGTGAGTCCGTTCGGCGAGTCGTAGTTCGGCACCGGATAAAGCCGGAAGCGGTTTGTGCCTTCAGCGATGTAGAACGCGGGCGGTCCCGACGCCGGGTTGCTGCGCCAGATGCGCGAGATGCGATCCATTTGCTGCGGAGTCATGGGCGACAGGGTGCGTGTCTCGCCTGACTGGTCGCGGGCATAGATTGCCATCACCTTGTAGACCTCGGGGGCGCAGTATTCGATCTGGTCGGCGGCGATATCGGCGATATCGCGCAAGTAGTAGGCGTCGGTAGCCCGGCTCAGCTCGTCGCACGCCGCTGTGACCCACGTGTCCAGCTGCAGCGGGTTACGCGCGCCGTCGGTGCCGCCCCACTCGCCAAGCATCATCTGGACGCGCTTTCGCATCTCGTTTCGTGTCATGGAAACCTCCCGCCGCCAGGGGAGGCGGCAACAAAAAAGCCCCTCGTGTGAGGGGCTTGGTGTGTGCGTTATGTTGGTGTTTTAGCTAGGCGAGAGCACTACCATCGCAGCGACGGTCAGCGGCGTTAACGCGGCGTGTCCGCAGGTTTGGCGGCGTATGGGGAGTCGGCCGGCAGCTTGGCGCGTTCGCGTTCTATGAGAGGTTCTAGCTCTGCCCAAAGCGATTCGTAACCGGTTGCTCGGGGGTCGCCGCATTCATACAGGTATCCGGTGCGCATTGCATCCCAATAGAATGGCAGCATGTAGTGTTGATAGTCCCCAAAAACCTCTGGCAAGTTGTGCAGATGGTCAGCCTCGGCCCGGGCAGCAAGAGAATTCGCTTCATGTGCAAAGCCCCGTATCTTCAACAATCCTACGAGTAGGATCTGACTGACGATGAGACGAATATCCGCTGGACACTCCATTAAGCTATCTCTGAGTTCCATGCACTGGAAGTTTCATAATTGGCGGGCCAGCTGCTGTTGGCGAGTCAACAACGTTGACCCAGATCCGTTCCTTTCCCGCCTCGCCCGCACCGTAGGCCTGAGGGTGATGATCGAGAACTGTCCATTCAGCGTTTTCGGTTATGATTTTGATACCAATGTGAACGTTCTTACCGAAACACCGTGACTGGACTTTGCTACCACCGTTTAGAAGGCGCTTTCGCCCACGCCGGACAGATTTGGTCGCCGTGTATGGCTTCGAACATATCTAGCTGGCCCTCGGCAGCCAGCAGTTGTTCCGTTGTGATTGAGTCTGCCATAAGCAAGCCCAGCAAACCGCTCAATTCAAACGCTAGGAACGCGCGAAATCCTTGGGACAGTCTTCGTATGCCGCATCAAAAGTCGCGGTATACGTATCGTCGTCATGCCGGGAAATATACTCGGCACAATCGTCGCCCCAGCTTTCAGGTGGTGCGAACTGAACGAAGACGTGGCTCCCAATAGCCACATAGTCATTCCCCCTAATGACAGAAACGCCAGCCTCGCATTCCGCCTCGAAATGGGTAAGCGCTTGGGCGAATAGTGGAAGAAAGTCAATCATATTAATCCAGTGCCGCGCGAATGGAAGCCCATTGCAATTAGAACTGAATAGACTCTTGTCCTACTCGGCCTGCGGCGTGATGAACTTCGTCTGGGTTGGACAGATACGCTCCCAGTATGTGGACAGAAAGCTGTAAAGCATAGATTCGCCGAGCCACAAACCGTCCTCGGTGATCTCGCCAGCTTCGAACTTCCCAAGGAGTGCACCAAGTGTGAGGCAGGCGTACGATCTGAGCCACGGGATTTCGTCGTCATATTCCTCGAAAAGAGAGTCGGGCAGTTCCCGCTCAAGCCGCACGCGAATGAATTGCTCTTGCTCTGAATTCCAGTCGCTATACGACTGATACATCATATAGCCTTCAATCGCGGCGGCCATGTGCGAGGGGATCAGCATGACGTGGTTGCCTATACGGTCCCTGACGTCAATGAACACGGTCAACATTTGTTCGAGAAAGCTACGTGTGTCCCACATATTTTCCAAGGTGATGTTCCTTCTTTACTAATTATTCCGGCGCATGAATGCCTAACGAAGCGTAGAATCGACGGGTATCTAGTTCACGTTTGGCTTGTGGCAAGCTCTTATATTTGGTGCCCTTAGGAGTTATGGCTCTTTCGTATTGCCGCTTAGCAACATGAATTCCTTCAGCGCCAGTATGTGCGTTGAGTCCACCTTCCACTTTTCCGCCCGAGTTCTCATTTAGCACACGGAAGACATAACCCTCCCTATATTCTTTGGTTCCTGGCTTGACGTGGTTATTAATGTGATTCCACTCGTACCCCGGGTCTTTAAAAGCATCCTTGTACTTTATAATCGGTCCCTTTACGAATTCTGCCTTTGGCCGTAGTCGGTTTGCGCTACTTTCATCAAGATCGTTCGTCGCCACCGCATCGCTTTGACCGGAGCCCCCTCCAACCTTCTCACTCCTGACCGACTTTTGCGCGTCACGTAACGCATTCGCCGAAGTTGCACTTACAGCCGCATTCATCCCAGGCATGCCGGTTTCCCCGTCGCCTGAAAGCATCCTCGACACCGAACCGGTCGCAACTGGCAGCCCTCGCCTCGCCTTCGCTAGCGCATCCAAGCCCGCTTGATCGCGCAGGCCTACTGCGGCTCGTCGGCCGACAACCGATAGGCTCGGTTTTAGCGCGCTCTCAGCTGCGAGTCCTCCTTCGCGGGCGACGGCGGACGGGAGGGCGCGTCCGCCCACTCGAGAGAGTGCTAGCTGAGCAATAGCGGCAGTTGGATGATCTTCGAGCCCCTTCCACACGCCATTGACGGCGTTCTGCGCTGTCGCTGCGGCAAGCGATCTGTCGCCGCCCGCCGCGTAGCCTGCCGCGCGTCCCAACTTCGTGAGGACACCGTTATTGTCAACGCCAAACGACTGCCTAAAGCGATCATATGTTCGTCCTGATGATGCCTCTGCAGCCTTCGCGTGTTCCCGAGAGCCTGCGATATCGCCCCGAAGCTCATCGATTGTTCCCGCCACTGCGTGGTATCCGCCCTTGCCGACGTCGCCGATGGCGTCACCCAAGCCCTGTGCCATGGCACCGAGGTTGTTTTGCGACAAGAAGCCACGAGCGTCGCTTGCGACATAATCTGCTCGTTCACGAGCAGCCTGCCCCAGCAGGCCAAGCATGCCCGGTTTGCGCCGCTCGGCCTCGGCTTTGAGCGCAGGAAGAGCGGCGGCGTTGCGTTGTCGAACCGCTTCGACGGCTTCTCGCGATGGGGCAGATCGGTCGCCGATGAGGCGCAGCATTTCGCTTCTCGGCATCGAGGGTGGTTCGATCTCGCTGACGTCGCCGTTGGGGAAGCTGGACGCGTCGCTGCGAAACATGTCGGGGAAATAGCGGCTTGGTTCGGGTCCAGGCCGACCGCTACGATCAAGCGAGGCTCGCTCCTGCTCCCAATACGTGTCAAACATTGTGATTCTCCTTTCACATGGTTAAGGTATCCAGTCCGCAACCGCGTCGATAATCCGTTGCGCTGAGATCATGTCGATGCAGCGGGGGAAGCCGCTGGGGGCGACGTCGACGCAGAGCGAGTCGGGCTTGTCGTTGCCGTCGCCCATAGGCCGGGTTCGCGAGCGCCAGCAGGCGCCGTTTGCGCAGCATGGCAGGCGGCCAACTGTGTCTAGGTATGCGTGGCCGGGATACTGCTCCCAGTGCGCGGGTTCACGTCCGCCCGCGATCACGACGCAGGGGCGTAGCGCGCCGGTCGGTGTCGGCACTGCGGCGCTGAGGTGCATCGGAAAGCTCACCGGTGTGATCACACCGCTGGCGTGAGCCATGAGGTCGACGAGGCCGCGAATTGTGGTCGCGCCCACTCTATCGATCACGCCGCGCAGACGCGGATGGTTGTGGTTGGCGGCGCCGATCTGGACGAACGCTACGCGCCCCGCGAACTCATCGACCACCGCCTGCAGCTTCGCGGGATCGGGCCATTTGGCCGTAAAATCGGTCTTGCCACCCGCATCGATCAGCCAGTACGGCTGCGGAAGGTCGGGTGACGACGCGGCGTCGGGAGTGGCGTAGACATCGCCCTTGAACTCAGTCGGGTGGATGTGCACATTCAGCCTCCGCGCCAGAAACTCGACGAAACCGTAGATAAAATGCACGGGCCGGCGCGTGGATTCGTTCACGAGCGGATACTCGCACTCGATCACGCGCGCGTCGGGATCGCCGTCCGCGATGGGCGTTATGTACGGGTTGAACGACCACAGATCCGGGCACGATGTGCGCACATCGGTGACGAACCGGCTCGGTTGACAGCGATGCAAATCGCGGACTGCGGCGGTGAGCATGACAATGTCGCCGGGGCAGAGATGGTTGCGTAGTATGAGCTTCTGCATGACCTCGCCCCCCGGCCCCCTCTCCTTGGAAAGTAGAGGGGGAGTTGGAAAGATAAGTCGGGAAGAGGAAAGAAGACCTCACCTGGCCAGCGGACTGGCCCAAGCCCGGCCCCTCTCCTAGGATAAGTAGAGGGGAGTATGAAAGAGATATCGACGATGGCATTCTCCGGTTCCCCTCGCCTTTCTAAGGAGAGGGGCTAGGGGTGAGGTAATTCCTACGGCATCGCCCCAGCGCCGGCGTTTGGGTCGGCGAAGTCTTCTCGGGTGTATTCGGTGAGGCCGAATGCTTGCGCGACGCCCCAGTACGAGTCGGCGGTGGCGTAGTCGTGCCACAGGATGCCGGGATTGTAGATCGAGCGGCCCGTGCCCAGAAGCGGCCAGTAGCCGTACCCGTCGGCGTCGCGCGCATGGTCGCCTTCGCGCGGTGACCAGCGTTCGAGCCGCCGCGTGACGTCGCATGCGCTTCGGTGGACATCGCGGGCGAGTTCGTGGACAAGGCCTTCGACGAACGCCGACTCATTCCGCGCTACATACCCGCGCAGCGTCTCGACCGCGCCTGCAGCAAACCATGTTCGCACATGGTAAGCGGTGCATTCGGTGCGAAAACCGAAGCCGAAGTCGCTACAGGCGCCGGAGTACGTTGCGAACTGGGTGTTGAACGCCAGCTCGCGGAACGTGTCCACCCATGGCCGCATGATCACGAAGCGGCGCGAGAGCTTCACGACGTAGTCGAGATCGTGCCCCCTGGCCCAGTCGAAACCCGCCACCAGCGCCGCCATATCGCCCACGGTGGCCGCCTGTCGGTATGGCGATGCGTCAAAGTCCACGCCGTATTCGCGGCATAGCGCAAGCAGATTGTCCTGCTGCGGACTGGCGTCGTCGTGAACGATCACCGGCACATCGGGCCAGTAGCGGCGACGCGCTTCGAGTTGCAGGTGCACGTACGGCAGCGCGGCAAATGTGCCCACGACAACGCCGACGCGGGCTTTGGGGCTGGATAGGATTCGGTACATGTCTTCTCCTTACGGCGTGACGACGGCGGGAGGCTGGTCGATTGTGCGGCACGGCTCACCGACGAAAAAAGCCCCTCGGGTAAGCGAGGGGCTTCTTTAATACTTGTCGATTGTCAATTTTATGGGCGGCGAAGTTCTATGTGTACTCAGCCCGAATGTCGCGAGCCACGACCGAGAGACTTCCAGAGGGCGGCGGCCACGGTGTAAACCCAAGAGACGTGGTTACCTGGAAGCTCTTGAGGCGGCGCAACCGCGACTGAGGCAGGCGTGGCATCACGTGAGTGGCCGGGCCACGCGAAGCGACGCTCCAGCTCTTCGCGAGAAAGCGTGTCGATGTGCGCTAGAACAGCTTCGTGCTGAGCCTGATACTCAACATCCACCGTATTCGATTTTGCGCTAATCAACGACATCGGATCCCTCTCATGCAGCCTAAAGCGTCACCGGACATTATCGCTGTGCCTGGTTAAGCCTACCTACAACGAATAGTCGGTTGCCAAACCCGCCAACATAACCCTAAAAGGTTACCCGTTTTACATCCGAAATACAACTTACATCTCGTACGGCAATCTGAATATGTGTCTCGCGCAAGATACGGGATCCAGGATAAACTGGTCCGCCCTCGGGAAAACAGCCACGGACCGATTGGAACAACTTTCCACTGACCCGCCCGAAATCTTGACAATAGAACTCGACAATTGCCCTATCAAGACGATGGGCCTTACCGTCGTTTGCGGGGATGTTAGCTCCTACGAGTTCGGCGCGCTTGACGATCCTGTCGTACGCCTCACGAAGACCTTGAGCGAATTGAGTGTCAAGAAGATTCAGGCAGAACCCCAATTGAACAGTTGCCGACACCACAGCCGCGTCAGCTCCGTAAAGTCTGCCAGCCCACTCTATCGCGCGGTGCGGCGCATACTCCCAAAAATAGACGCCTTCCCCAAGCCAGTCATAGTCATTCCGCGACGGAAGAAAAGAGTCTCCCTCAATAAGCCTCTGAGCAACCTCCGCGTTGCAGCCATGATATCCAACGACTGAGAAAGGTAAAAGAGTTGACTGTGAAAGTAATTCGTCCACTATTACCGACTGCCTCAATTCACTGAGATAACGTTGGAATACAATAAATAAAATCCATTATGACCCTGCGAGTCTACCCCTGACGAAGTCCTCTGGCCCAGCCTCATACAACACGAAATGCTTGGCGGCCTCGGTGAAGCCTCCGGGGTTCCTGAGAGGCTTGTGTACAACCCAACCTGCGCCATCAATTGCCAAGATTTGTAATCGGTCGAACAACGATGTCGCCGCTCCTGGTCGCCTCGGCAACGCGCTTTCCGTCATGCGAATACGCCCGAGGAACAGCGCCAGAAATGGCACGCAACCCACCCAGTCGCCCCTTTGTATCAACCCACAAAACAATTCCGCGCGTCCCGGCGGCTGAGATTCCGAATAAGGACTTGCCGTCGGGAGATTCCAACGTGTCTGTGATCGACTCTTCGACGAGTGTGGGTGGGCCGACAACGCTGAGATCGCCGCTTCTTAATGAGTAGATCCGGTGGCCAGCTAGCACAAATATCGAACGCGCCTTGCGCGCTATCGTGACGCAAACTACGTCGTCATGTAACGTAACTCTGCGCAATTCTGTCATCGACGGCCACGCTAGCACACGAACTCGACGACCTTCGCTGAGCACTATGGCTTTAGCATCGGGGAACACTGCTGTGTTGGCCTGGCCAATGAGCTTCCGCGTTTTGATTAGCTCACCTGTTGTCGTGTTGATCACATACAAAACGCTCGCTCCCGTATCGGGGCTATAGCCAGCGGACAGTGCTGTCGATCCTACGACGCTGACGCTCCAAGGACCGGCGGGCATGCTCCCGCGCACGGTCTGCTTTTGGCGACTTCTCGTGTTCCATATAACGAGAGATCCAGGGTCGCCATCGGGCGTCGTTGTTGCAGAAATGAGCCGACGACTATCTATCCACGCTGTCCGGCCATCACTGCCGAACGTGTCTATGCCATAGAACGTGCGGCGATGTCGTGCGATGTCGAACACACTAATGTCAAACACGTCGTTGCCTCGCGTTTGTTGCTCATTTCGACCAAAGGCGAGTTTCGTTCCGTCTGGCGAAAAAGCGATAGTAGCCGCTGTAGCGTGGACACGAAATAGTTCGCTTTTGGTCGTATTGGCCGCAGGTGCCTTTGTTGGGTTACCTAAGCAACTCATCGGTAATGCGCATGCGACAAAGACTATCAATGCAAGCAATCGATTAGTGGTGCTCATGTTTCCTGTGTTCGCCGCGTTCACGCTTGATTCCTTTAGCCACGACCGCAAGCTCTGTAGGCGTCGGATGAAACGTAAAGCCTCCCGGTTTCCCGAGAGGCTTCTGCTCGTCCACCCACCCAGCCCTTACGGTCTGGCAGGCACAATCCATGCCTCGTACGTCACGCTCGGCGTGGTGCCGGCGATTGTAGCGGTGAGGCGGATGTATCGCTTATCAGTTTCGAACGAGACCGACGTTTCACCGACTGCCGTCATCGACGCTTTGCGGGCGAACGCGAGATCGGTGAAGTTGGCGTTGTCGGCGCTGTGCTGCACCTTGAATGCCGCTGCGGCGTCGGTGCCCGTGATCGCGCTCACACGCACCGACGCTTTCATTCCCCGACGAGGCGTACCGGCGCCGAGGTCGAAACCGGCGCTGTTGAACGACGCCGTCTTGGTGATCGGCGTCTGTAATACTGCGTTGTTGTCTCGTGGCATCTTCTTTAACCCTTTCTCATAAGGCGCGCTTCCCATCAAACGAAGCGCGCCCATCTCTTAACCGCGTCCAGCGTCACGCTGGCGCCGTCCGCGTAGGACGCCCGAGCGGCGAGCGCTCTTCTCCCCCCGGCTACGCCACCTTGATGCCGTAGAGCCGGCCGACGGCGCGGGAGTTGGGCTGCCAGAGGCCGACACCCCAGTCGAAGACGATGCGGTAGGTGACGCCGTTGTTGAGCTTCTCGGGGCCCGACGGCTTGAGCGGTTCGAACTGCCAGCCTGCGAACGAGTTCTTGCCGTACTTGACGGCATAAAGGCTGGTGTACGATCCGCCGGTATCGGAAAGGCCGTTCGCGGGCTCGGTTGACGTAATGATATGCGTCGACTGCGTGCCGTCTGCGGACGGCGACTTGCGGCCGACGTTGCGGATTTTGGCGTTCTTGTACTGCAGCACGCGGCGATCGAAGTTGTCGCGAGTGAGGTCGAAGCCGCCGCCCGCGCCAAGTTCGCGTATCCCCTGCTCGACCCGGCGCAAGAGGTCATCGTTCATGTAGATGACGACGTTGGTGCCGTCGGGCGAGCCCATCTCGTCGAGCAGCGACTGGAGCTGGCGAATGAGGACATTCGCGGTGGATCCCGTGAGGCCGTCGTCACTCAGGTCGGTTCCGCCTGCGTCAATCTTGCACGCCGGATTGGTCCCAAACTGCTCAGGATCGTCGAGGCGTGCACGGATGCCGACAAACGCGTTCTTGTCGCCCGTAATATGCTCGTTATTGATGAACTTGTCGTTCAGGTCGTACGACAGGCCCTTCAGATACATGTCTACCTGGACATCGAACGGGTTGCCGATCTGGTTCTTGTCCTTGAAGATGAAGTGGTCCATGTCGATCGAGTCTCGAATCACCCAGAGCTGCTCCTGGAACGACACTGGCTTGCCCTTGACGGCACTGGGCTCGCCATTGATCGGTGTCCAGTGCGGAGCCGGGAGTCCGCCGATGACGCGGCTGCCGTTGGCCAGCAGCGTGGCGTTGGTGATGAGCGGGATGTCCTGGAAAATATTGCCCGCCTCGATCATCGAGAACGCGATTTCCTTCACTAGGGGCTCATTCGACGATTGGTACCAGTCGACGAGCGACAAAGCATTTGTATCTACTGACATTTATTTCTCCTTATTTGTGCGTATCGAGCGAAAGTGATCGTGCATATCGCCGCTAGAGCGTTCGCCCGCCCAGCCACCGGCTGAAGCTGCCTCGCGGCTTGTACGATGCGCCAGCGGTGACCGGCGATGCGCCCTGGGCGGGCTCGGGCTGAGTGGCAGGCGACGCCTTGCTGGCGACGTACTCGGCGATTGCGCGGCGCTCCGCATCCGCGACCAGCTTGCGGGTGCGGTGGTGCGTGTGCTCCGCGATGGTGTGTACGGCGCGCGGATGCTTGGCGACGTGGCGCACCAACTCTTCGTCCATGTGCGGGAACTGCTCGCGTGCCGCGCAGAGAGCGTTGTCGATCTCGTTCTGGAAGATCCGGTTCGCGAGTACTTCGTAGCGGAGCTTCTCGTCGAAGGCTTCTGGGGAAAGCACGCCGTCGGTCACTTCGCGCCGCAGTTTGTCGGCGATTGCGGCGACCTCGCGCTCTTCGCGAAGCCGCTGCACCTCGTCGGCGTGGCGCCCCGCGACTGCGGCGACATTCTCGACGCTGCCGAACTTTTCGAGCAGCGGCTCTATCAACGGCGCTGCCATATCCCAGAGCCTCGCGCGCTCCTCGACGGTTTTGACACCGTCAGCCGACGCTTCCTCCGCAGCCTCCGCGACCGCCTGGGCGGTAGGATTTGCGCCGACTGCGGCGAGCACGTCCGGCTCGGCGTTGACGTCGAGCGTATCGGCGTTCGCGGACGGTTTGTTGATGGTTATATTTGTCATGGGTCCTCCTTAAGGTAATGATGGAATGCGCCCTCTCAGGCCGGGCTGGCCTTTTTTGAGTCTCGCTTCCGCGAGGTACAGCCTGGTGACGGCTTGGCAAGGCATCATGTGAGGCGAAATATGCGTCATGCTGGCCCTTACAACGATCCAACGGGACGTTGGCCCCGTCCGGGCAGGACGCCACAGCGGCGAGCGTTCTTTACGCTGGGCGAACAATGCGCTCTTCGTCGGGGCAGCCGGGGCGATGCCATATGGTCACGGGCTCAAGTTCTTCGTCGTCAGATTCGGTAGATTCGTCGTCGTCGGTATCCATTTCGAGGACCTCCTTTCGTTAATTGGAAGCTGATCCGGTTGCACTAAGCCTGGCTGAGACTCTCTCGGCCAGGTCATCGGAGCGCACAGTGTCCTGCTCCTCTAGGAACGTCTTTGTTGCCGCCGGGCTGCCTGGAGGGCCGAAAACGCCCATTTGATACCATCGCTCCAGCTGCTGCGCCTTTGCCTCTGGCATGCGGGCCATTCCCGAACCAGGCGTGACCACAACGCGGCAGTTTCCGCCGTTACGTAGCGCTGCGAATGCGGCGGCGCGGGTGATGGCCTTGCCGGGAACGGCTTGATCGTCAAGGCCAATCAATCGCGGCTCCTGCAGACCGAACTGGCGGTACAAGGCGAGTTCCCATTCTCCTAGCTGCGTCAGAGCGCTTTCGATATTGCCGACGAACACGGACAGCTTGGACTGGTCGGCGTTCTGTAGCAGATGAATCGATGCGGCGGCCAGACTGCCCGATGAGCGCGGCAGTGTGCCTTGGGACACATCGTGGACGCCTGCTATGTTCTCCATCTGGTTAAGCAGAAACTCGATCAGCTGGAAGTTCGCGCCCGATAACGGCGGCGGCTGCTGGTATGTCGGCGGTGTCCCGGTGTAGTAGATCTTCTGATGGTTGCGCGGGTTGGTGTAATCGTCGGGGCTCACCCCGGCACCGTCGCGAATCAGGACGGTCAGCTTGTCTGTGATCGCGCGACCTATATAGTTGGACAGGATCCGGTTGATCGCCATCTGGTGCGGCACCATGTCCGAGACCATATTCCGGCCATAAAGAGAACTTATGTTCGTATTAAATGCCAAGGGAATGAACGGATACGAATCCGTCTTCGTGTACGGCCAAGGATCGTCGCGCAGCAGCACATCGCCAGCCACCGTCACCAACCGACCGCGTGGACATGCCGCTGATGGTTTCTCCCACATCTCCAGCACCGTCGCCGCATCACACTGAGCTTCGGCGTATCGCATGGCATCGTCGGTGATCATCGCCAGCCGCTGCTCCACACCGCCATGCAGCGCTTCGATAGTGTCGGCGCGCACGTCGCCCGCACGCTCCGGATACCGTGCGGCAATCTGGGCCATTGAGCAAACGCGAGCGTGGATGACCCAGTCGCAATCGTCCATGCGCTGCGCCTTGGGGTCGGGGTAAACGTCGAGCGGCAGCAGGACGCTCTCGCGCACATCGCCTATGGCCGCTTTTGCAATGCGGCGAACATTGCCCGCATTGTCGAATTCGACGGCGATTTCAGCTTCGCGGGTCGGATCCCAGCACACCTTCACAAAAGTGGTGCTCGACACAAGCGCCCCAAAAACCCACTCACGGAGTAGCGCGCTGCGATCGACGAGGCGTGAGCAGTGCGCCAGGATAGAACGCGCCTCCTCGGCGGCCAGCCTATCGGTCTCGCTCTCCGTAAGCGGGGCCACCCACATGTCGGGCCGCGTTTGGGTCGCGCGCACCATGTTCTGCAGCACGAGCGGTCGTATCTGATTGTTGGTGATAAAGTAGTACGCGTCATCGTCTCCGATCAAGCTATCGAGTCGGCCAGTCGCGCTGTTGTACTCCACCCACTGCTTGCCAGCCTCGAACGCCATGCTGGTCAGGATCACATTGTCGTGAACCGTTCGCGCATACGCCGATTCCTCGTAACGCTCCCGCACAGCCGCGACCAGGTCATCGCTTGCCATTGTCGCGCTCGGCTTCCATTTCGAGAACAGTTTTGAAATCATTGGTCGTATCCTTTAGCTCTAGAGATATGTCTTCGTCCGCATCTGCTGAAGGAACCTCGGCGCGCCAAGAAGCGCATGCCGTTCACCCGGACGCTTTGGCAGCGGCTGCTGCTGAAGCAGATAGCGCAGCGCATCTACTGCGTGATCTTCGAGGTCGCTGTTGAGGTCCTCGACGCGGATGGGATCGTGCACCATGATAGGGATGGTTCGGACAAGGTTCGGGCATCTGCCGCGAAAGACTCGCAGTTTGCCGGGTTCGCATAGGTACTTGCGCAGGTTCATCCAGCCGTGGAGCCGCGCATTATTTGCCCGCACGCAGTTCATGGCGAGCTTCTCGAACGGGTCGATATCGGCGTATCCCCCGCCCTCCATGGTCGTTTTGCTGGCCCACATCGCGGGGTCGGCGGCGAGCTCGAACCCGCGGGGCTCGATGGACCAACGTTGTAGCAACTCAGCGACTAGTTTCGCCTGATCCACGGTTGGCACTCGGTTGCCATAAGACTCATCGATGATGTACACGTTCGCGTTCGCGTCCACCGCCGCGAGGAGGAAGCAGTACGGCGAACCGTAACCCCAGTCGAGCGCGCCGAGAACACGCCAGCCCGGCGGCACTTCGAACGGGTCGATGACGTGGATAGTTTCATCCCATTCGGTGAAGTACTTCGCGCCGGAAACTTTGAACGCTTCGATATCGTTCGCCGGGTATTCCTGCCGAAACAGGTTCCCCATTCCCGGCTCGGCGCACTTGCTGCGACGCCACCAGAGTTGCGCATCGGTGAGGCCGTACTCGCTGCCCAGCGCCACCTCTTCAGCGGTCCGAGTAAACTCCAGCGGCGGGATCGACGCATAGGCTGCATGGTCGAACCACGCGAAGAAGCGCGCGTTGAAGACGCTGCCCGGTTCCTTGGCCGCCTGATACGCCTCCCAGTAAGCGTTGCCTTCGCCGTTCGCCGTAGTCTCCTGAAAGATATTGCCGTCGGGAGTCACCGCCTGCAAGAGACCGGTCAGCACCTCAGAATTTCGCCAAAAGGCAACTTCAGAACAGTGCAAATTATCGATTGTCGTCGACCGCCCGCTTGTCTTAGTTCCTGCCGTCATCACCGAAAAGCTGCTGCCGTTCTCCTTGAAGAGTAACTCACGGCGATTTGAATATTTGGTCGTCGGCCGCTTACCTGCGGGCAGATGATCGTAAAAGCGGCGCACAATCCGGAACAGCCCTTCGGTGCTCTCGGAGTCGTGAGCGATCACTACTGTCTTCGTGTTCGCAGAGTTGACCGTGTCGATAAAAAAGAGCGCCAGAATCAGGGTTGAGAACCCAAACTGACGCGCTTTCAGCAAAATCTCCCGCTTCCCGCAGCCAATCCCCGCCCACTCGTCGCTCTCGGTGAGCAGGCGGGAACGCCAGTCGGGGATGATCATATCGAGGTACCGCCCTTGCACATCGTTTGGCTGGAACGGCACCATCTCGTGGCGTTTGGTGCGTATTAAGAGATCAGCAAACGTCACCGGTCCACACGCAATAGGGCCGACCGGCTCATGGTCGAGCGGGTCGGCCCCAGTCGTGGTCTTGCTCACAACGCACCTCCTCGCGTCCGAAAAAAGCGGATGCTGAGCAGGCACACTGATCCCTATAACCGTGCAGCATTCACGGATCAGCTTTGGCAGTTAAGGCTCTATCTGCCGGCACCAGCATCTCCAGCAATTCGCTGGTCCCTCTGTTCGCCCAGTGGCTATCACTCAACCGGGTCCCCGAGGGCGTAGTCTACTTTCGACTACATAATGATTATATCACACTGCTGTATATATGTCAATACAATTAGATGTATTTCAGAAATTATTTATTTGTTTCGAAATATGGAGCAAGAGTACAGATCAAAACTAGCCGTCGTACCCAACCCCGAAGCAGCTCGGGACCCCGCCCAGCCCCCACGTGCGTAGCGCATCGAGCGGATAGTCCGAACACGCCCCAGCCGGGTCGCTGTCCTCAATCGCCTGGCGCACTCCGGTCTCCGTGAGGCAGTGCACACGGTCACGAACAGCCTGTTCCGCCTCCCGCTCAAGCGCAGCCGCCTCACGAAAAGCCAACGCGCGGTAGTATGACTTCGCAAGCCGAACCCCGATGCCCGCCTCACGAGCGGCCGCGACTACGGTCAGCTTTGATACGTACGCGAGCTTGACGACATCAGGAACATGCAACAT